CCGAACAGCTCGTCGCCGCAATCCGGTGTACCAGTATCGGTTCCGAAAGAGTCGGTTTGGAATACATTGAACACAGTCCAGTGCAGGGAATACTCGTATCTCCACTGTTCAGTGGCGCAATCCCATTTGAAATCCAGGTTCCACTTAATGCGGGGATTTTCCGGATCGGTGATCACCGTGTGAGCTTCCAGCTCCGTGTTGATGTTGATGTTGTTGTTTTTGTTGAATGTCAACAAGTGCATGATTCGGTAAGGAAGAACCAAAACCTTATTTGCTCCAAGCACTGCGTTTGCAGCCTGGTCAAAGTAATATGCTGCACCAGCACCCGCGATTGCTTGACCGTAAGGAGTAGCCGAGTTGCAACACGCCATTTGCTGAAGCTTCATGAACTTATCGAGGTAACCTTGGCCAATGATGGCAGGGGTTCCGGAAAGCTCCATATTTTGGTAATCCATGATTATGTTTTCATAGTTACCTGGCAGCGGGATGTCTTGTCCGTTCTGGATCGAAAGGAGCTGCAAGTTGGCATAAGAACCGGCGGCAGTGGTGGATCCATCCCAGCCGTAACGCTTGCCTACACGGGCATTCAGTTCGGCCAACAGGATTTCGTCCAGGCGTTCACGGCCGGCGCGAAGGTCATTCAAAAGACGCTCACGGATGAATTCCTTTGTGCCTTTACACAAAACGACCATGTCATCGTTGTCAAAATACCGGGCCGGGGTGGTGATTTTCTTGTCGATGTCGACAAATGCCTGCTTACGAGTGACCGTTGTCAACGAATCAGAACAAATGTTGGTATTGGGGTCTGTGGAGACCTGGCACGGCTTCGTCCGCTGATCGTAAAGGATACGGAGCGTCGTTACCTTCTGGCTAGCGCTGGAGACGACTTCAGAAGTCAATCCAACGTCATTTTGGGGGTCTGTGATGAAGTCCAGGGCGCCGATTTGGCGGCCCAGGTTAAAAGGGGCGTTCTGCCCTGCGATATCGGTAGCCTCGGCGCGAATTGCATCGCACGCGCCTACGGCATTCATTGCAAAGGATGTTGCAGCCATGATGATTTAAAAGTTTAGAAAAAATTAGGCGAGCGCCTTAGCTGCTCTAATCTGGGCCAATGTTTGGTCCTGCTTAGGAATTTCAACTTTACGCTCGATGGTTTTCTCTTTGCCTTTCTCACCACCATTATTTCTTTTGAGATATGGGGCAGTCTCGGTTTCGAGCAACTTATCAACAGTTACTAAATCGTTACTGTTGGGGAAATATTTGGGTTTTGCTACTCCATTGACAGTTTCCTGTACAACTATTTCGCCTTTGTCGTCGAAGTCCAATTCATTTTTCTGGATCTCAGAAAGGATCAAGTTCATGATCCCTGTTTTGGCCTTCGGGTTCTCTGTGAATTCTTTAGCTAACTCAATCTGGCTCAATTTCGCATGTAATGCGGTTTCAAGCCTGTATTTTTTAAGCTCCTTTTTGTGAGCTTCAGCAAGTTCTTTCTCTCTATTTTCTGCCGCCAACTTAATGGCCTGAGCGCGTTCTGTCTCCTCTTTAGCCATCTTTTTGGCTTCTTCCAGGGCTGCGGCATCCGCAGGCGCAGCTTTCTTCAGGACCTCTACTTTGGCCAGCATCGCCGATTCAATCAAAGCGAGGCGGCGGTGAGTATCCTTTTCTTCCAGAATTTTTATACTGTCCTCCTGTGAGATAGGCAGCTTGGCAATCATTTTCTCAATGTTGACATCCACCGCGTTGTAGGTTTCGGCTTTCACCTTACCGTAAATCACCTTGTCAACCATCGCCCTATCACGGGTCAAAAAGTTTTCATCGATGAGAGCTACCACGGTATCGGGGATTTCTGCGTCCGGAAATGTTTCAATGAACTTTACCAGGTCTTCGTTTTTATCAATTTTGGCCTGGGTGCCTAACTTTTGGAAAAAATCTTTGCCTTTCATGCGGGTTGTCTTTTGGTGTACTTCCGTTTTGTTCTTTCCTCCACAACTTCCGGAACTTTGATGTCGGTAGTTTTACTGGCCGCATTCCATTGTTCTTGAGTCCTTGTGTGAGGATCGATTGTTTCCACATTTTCAGTGGGAGTTGTCGCACTTGGTAGGTCGACAATTTGGACCCCGGGATCAGCCGCATGAACGACAACGCTTGCGCTTGCCTGTGTTCTCTGATGCCGGGGGTTTAAGTTTGGGTCGCCTGCGATCAGGTTACCCTCTGAGTCTGATTGGCCGATAAGATCAAATTTGTCTTGCAAGTCTAAAAATGACTTGTAGGTCAAAACTCTCTCCTCGCCTGATTCTTTTGATTTTACTAATACCTCAACCTGGGTCATTAGTCAGTGATTTGCCGGATGGCAGTGTGAAATTCGTTTTGGCTTTCGCCCAATTGATGATTAAAAGTAACGAATTGTTTTTGAATTGCAAAAAGGGACACCATTACATCAAAAAAAGGACAGTTTTAATAGAATCGGACAGTGAAAAAAGGACATAAAAAACAGAATCGGACAGTTTTGTTGGCCTGTATTTGGTAGTTTGAGTAAAAATTGCCTACTTCGTGGCATGAAAAATTTGTAGATCAAATCCGAAAGAATGGTGTTAATCACAAGGCGCGATTTAACACCTGGCTATCAAGCTGTTCAGCCAGCACATGCACTCGCAGAATTTGCCATCAAGTATCCCAAGACTTTTAAAAACTGGCAGTTAAATCAAAAAAACTTAGTGGTATTATCAATCGCAAACGAACTCGCGCTCACTGATCTTTTTCAGAAAGCATTGGCACTCGGCGTGAAATGTGTAGCATTTAAAGAACCAGACATTGGCAACGAAACAACTGCGCTCGCCATGGAGCCCTGTGAGGCAACTTACCGCCTCACTTCATCCATTCCGCTGGCGCTGAAAGAAAATAACGGAGAGAGCCGCAAGGCTTTGGGTGGGTAACCATCCCTCTCCGACCAGCGGGGGCACGGACTGTTCGCAGTGCAAGTGTGCATAGAGTGAAAACCTCTTCCCCCGCTCCAGGCCCCAATCATCTAATGGCCAAAGATGCCCGGCTCTAACCCGGGAAATGCTGGTTCGATCCCGGCTTGGGGCACTACTTCACACGATCCAAATCTGGCTTTGGCACTATGATTTTGGATACTGGAACTATAAAATGCGAACAATTGTGTCCCCCGGCATATACAAAGATGCTGCTTTCGGTCGTATCCGATCGCTTTCCTTGCCATGAAAGTGATGCCCAAGATTCTATTTCAGACTGGTGATAGAAACGCCCAGCTCTTTCCTCACAAAAGGGCCTACTTTTATCAGTCAATCCCCCTTGGTATAAATACCATTCGAGTTTAAGATCCGCAGTTATGGATTGCTGATAGGTCCTGCTATATTGGAAAAGTGTATCCCTCAAATACGTTCGCGTATAATTCAATGCTCGGCCATCGACGTTATCATTTCCCTCAACGAAAGTTTTCACCTGCTCCATAAATCCAGTGAATTTACCCCCAGAATTGATGTTTTGATTAAGAATTGACACCAAAGGTTCAACAACTTGGGACTCTAACCCATCTTGGAGGACGTATTTTTCGACTGACGAGATAGTTTGTTGCTGGAGGGACTTCAAAAACACCCGATTGGGCTTGAATGAATCCGACATCGAGGTGAAATACTGCTCGTTCAAATCATTGATCTTCGGAATAGCCCCCATGTAATTGGTTACAGCGCCGACATAGTAAGGATCGCGGAAAACAGATAAAATGGTGTTTTCAGCATCGGCTAGGACCTTTCTATTTCCTGAAGATTGTAAAATATATCCATCCGAGTCTGTTTCCAGGTCCTTTAAGGTAAGCGCAAGCTGATTGAAGAGGTCGCGTTGTACTGCTTCGACCGCCGAGGCAAACCGGGCATCGCCGGCGAGAATGATAGCCTCGATTTGTCCGGCTAACCTTTCAGGACTCATCCGTTAAAGAATGGATTTTTAAATCCACCATAAACCTTCTTTGTGGATGTTCTAACCTTCACACGTCGTTTTTTAGGCCGCATTGAATCCTGGGATTTGGGTGGTGTCGATAGCTGGTTTATTGGCTTTAACGAACTCTTCCGAGTAGCCGTTCAGAATTTCCAGTTGTTTCTCCTTGTCCATACTTATAAAATCCTTGTTTTCTCGCATTGCGCGCTCCACAAAGGCCTTCAAATTAAAGTGAATGACAGCATCGTTCTTTGAAACAAAGCCCCGCATAACATTCGTATTGATGTCAGCCACGGCCATTCCTGGGAGAGGATCAAGTTCAAGCAAAAGCGAAGTGAACCGTTTCAAATCGGGGTTCGTGCTCATGTCACGGGTCTGAATTTCGATCTGCTTCATTTGCATGTAATTCGGATCGAGTCCTGATTCTTTTGCGGCTTTGAAGTTGTTGATCAGCTCGCTCACCGAAGCGATGTCAAACTGGGTCGGCTTATTTACTTGTGGAAGATTGGAACTGGTCTCCTCAGGTTTACCCAAACTCTGATTAGCTACCCCAAACTTATAAAGATTGAAGAAATAATAAGCATTGGTGATATGAACATCATAAATCACGCTTCCAATGTCATAAAGCGTGTCGTATTGCGCCGACCTGTCGATGACTTTAGCTACTCCCGATTGATTTTCGCCAACAGTATCCTCCACCTCCATGTTGATCGCCCAAAGACCCTTATTAATGCTTTTGTCGGTTCGCTCCTCCAGCATTTTGGTGGCCTCTACGGGAATGTTTATGTAACCAACAGGGTCCATGCCCATAGGGCCACCTTCGGATAATTTTTCCTTGGTGAATTTGTAAACACCATAGGGACCAATTGGCTCGAACCCCGTTCCACTACAGTGGGGGCAATCAATCAGTCCTTTAGGCCATTTTATCCGACCTCCGCGACAAGGATGCATAATCCCATCCAACTCCATTTTGTAGTTACATACTTCAGCAATCTCATACTTCTGGGGATGGAGATGCTTAATGTATGCGGCAAAAAGGTCTGATTCGTGAGTTATCGCATTGTTCCAATGGGGAGCCGCCGATGA